AGAAATTCCAAATATTGTAAATTTACGTTTATAATGTTTGGAATTTTTTATAAAATAGTTTATATTTGCAAACTTAGAAGAATAACATAATAAATTTTACAATGGAAGAAGTAAATGATTTAGATATGGGATTGTTCGGAAATGGATTTGAATTGAATACTCAATTTAATTTTCCTAATCCAGATGATAACCCAGAAGATGAAATTATAGAGGAAGATCCTCTAAAAAATATAAATAAAACTGTCGAGGATGAAGTTCCAGAGGAAGTAGATAGTGAAGAAGATGAACAGATCGAAGGTGGAGATAACGCAGATGCGTCTTCTTCCAATCTTTTTTCTTCTGTAGCTGCTCTTGTTCACGAACAAGGATTTCTACCTTCACTGGACATCGAAAAAACAAAGATTGAAACACCTGAAGATTTAACTAATGTTCTTAACAATGAAATTGAATTAAGGGCTAAAAGTAAATTTGAAGAATTTGTATCTAATATTGATACAGAAAAGATTGCTCAATCTAAGAAAAATATTCAAGACTTAAATACTATTACAGAAGACTCTTTAAAAGAGAATATTGAATTAGCTAAAAAAATTATCTATTATGATTATCTTAATCAAGGATTAGATGAAACAAAAGCTACACGAATGTTAAAACGTTTAATTGATTTAGGAGAAGATGCAATATTGGAAGATGCTGCAGAATCACTTTTAAGTTTAAAAGAATTTAACACTCGTCAAATAGAATCTGAAAAAGAAAATACTTTAAAACAAATTGAAAATGAAAAGTTAGCTCAAGCACAACTTGATGCTAATTTGAAAAAAACTATTTATGAATCTAAAGATTTAATAAACGGTTATAAACCAACTAAAGCACTTCAAGATAAAGTATATAATTCTATTAATGAAATTGTAGGAAAATCTCCAGAAGGATATTTTGAAAACAAATTCATGAAAGAACGTAGAGAAAATCCTATTGAATTTGAAACACGTATGTATATGTTCTATGAACTTACAAATGGTTTTAAAGACTTTTCTAAGATTTCCACATCTGCAAAATCAACTGCTGTTAAAGATTTAGAAAAAATTGCACAGCAAACTAAAATAAAAGACAATGGAACTCCAATATGGATGCAGGATAACAATAGTTACGGCGGAGTAGGGGTTGAATTGAACATATAATTTAAATAATAAAACAAAAAAATGACTGGAAAATTTCAAATGACAAAGGGGATGGCTTGGAGTGGTATCACTCTAAAGAATCATATTGGTGCCTTGTTTGGTAGTCAACCACATCTTATCTCTCCTTTAACTACAGTATTACTTCAAAATTCAGGTATGAAGAATTTAGATACTACTTTATCTTTGTTCCCTGAAAAAATCTTACCTACTGCGGACGATTTCGTATGGAAAGTAGTTGGTAGTGATGAGAGAAACATTCCTCTTGTTGAAGCACGTTATAATGGTGCTGTTGTAGATACTAACACTACTGGTGTTGGAGCTGCACGTTCAACATTTGAATTGGTCTTTGGTGAAAAATGGTTTACTAAAATGCACTTGATTGCTGGTCACCGACCAGATGTATATCAAATGCGTATCTTAGAAGAGCCTTATGAAGAAGGACAAAACTATGTTTATACTTGTGAAGTATGGGGTGGTCAAGAATCGTTAGCAGGTATTCCTGGAGATGAACTTTTACCAACAATGAGATTCTCTATTGAGGGTGCTCCTGTTGAAGATGAACTTTCTATTCAAGGTGCTGGTATTCAATTTACTTCTCCTTATTTAATGAGAAACTCAGTTACTTCTATCCGTATGGAGCATAAAGTTTCTGGTGCTATGATTGATTGTAAAGTACAGCCCGTTTATTGGACAGGTATTGAAACAAGAGATCCTAATACAGGAAAAGTTCATAGTTCTACAACTTGGATGCAAGAGGTTTACTGGCAATTTGAAAAAGCATTGTCTCGTATTAAATCACGTACAGTTATGTTTGGTAAAACAAACCGTGATGAAAACGGACGTTACTTGAATAAAGGTAATTCTAATATCGAAATCAAAGCTGGTTCTGGTATTCGTGAACAAATGGAAGTATCTAATACAATCACATATAATAGATTCTCTATTAGATTGTTGGAAGATATGCTTTCTGAACTTTCAGAAGGTAAACTTGATTGGGGTGAAAGAAAATTCATGCTACGTACAGGTGAAAGAGGAGCTGCTCAGTTCCACAGAGCTGTAGCTGAAATTGCATCTGGTTGGGCTGCTCTTGGATTTGATAATACAAATCAAAATGCAATCAAACAAGTTCAATCTAAATTCCATGATAATGCATTTGGAGTTGGATTCCAATTCACAGAATATCGTGCTCCTAACAACATTCACGTAATGTTGGAAGTAGATCCAATGTATGATGATAAAGTAAGAAATAAAGTACTTCACCCTGATGGTGGTGTAGCTGAATCTTACAGATATGATATCTTATACATCGGTTCAATGGAAGAACCAAATATTCAAAAAGTAAAAGTTAAAGGTTCTGATGAACTTCGTGGTTACCAAGCTGGTATTCGTAATCCTTTTACTGGACGTAGAGGTGGTGAAATGCAAACAATGGAAGACTCTGCTACTATGACAGCACTTGTTGAAGGTATTGGAGCGTTCGTAAAGGATCCAAGTCGAACCGCTACCCTAAAACCGAGCATCATAGACTAAAATAATTAGTAAAAAATTAGGATTTCTCATTTATTTACCTTATATTTGTAAAAAACAAATATATGGCAGTAATATATAGACACACAAGATTAGACAATGATCAAGTATTTTATATCGGAATAGGTAAAGAATTAAAACGTGCTTATTCCAAGAAAGACAGAAATATTTATTGGAAAAGAATTGTTAATAAATGTGGATATGAAGTTGAAATTCTTAAAACAGATTTATCATGGGAAGACGCCTGTGAATTAGAGCAGGCGTTAATCTCATGGTATGGTCGAAAAGACCTAGGACTAGGTAATCTTGTTAATATGACTAATGGTGGTGATGGATTAATTAATCAAATATTTTCAGAAGCACATCGAGAAAAATTAAGACAGAATTGGTTAGGTCGTAAACATACAGAACAAGCAAAACAAAATATGTCTAAAGTTCAAAAAGGAAGGAAAAAATCCGAAGAACATAAAAGAAAACTTTCAGAAAATGCTTCAAAACATTTTTTAGGGTGTAAACATTCAATTGAAACTTTAGAAAAAATGTCAATAGCTCAATCTGGAGAAAATAATCCAATGTATGGTAAAACACATTCAGATGAAATTAAAAAGAAATTAGTAGTAAATAATTCTAGAACAAAACCTGTTCTAGATCCTGAAACAGGAGTTTACTATGATTCAATATCTGATGCTGCTAGGATATTTAAAATTCCAATAGCAACTTTATCATATCAAATAAAACAAGGAAATATAAATTTACAACTTGTTTAAAATAAAATCTTTCGGAAGAAGACTTAAAAAAATAGAAGAATGGAAAATACAAAAGAAATTAAAGGTAATAGTGCATTTACATTACCTAATGAAATAGTAATGGTAAAATACATTCCTAGACGTAAAGGTATGGCAGCTAATGTAGATGCTAAACACGTTATTGCAGGAGGTATGTTATCTAACTCAGTTAGAAAATTTGCAGCACCACTACAACGTAATGGTTCGGTTAAAAATGTTCTTACAGAAGATGAAAAAGTTTTTTTAGAAAAAAAGACAGGATTAAATCTTTCTGTATATGGAGATTTCTGGAGAGACTTTAGAGTATCTTTATTTAAAGAAGATGCTAATAATAGATTTGATTTGAGTAATCCAATGGATTATATTTCAGTTAAATTGTTAGAATCTCTTAAAGATGATATTGCTCTTAATTGGGCAGATAGAATGTCTAAACAAACTTATCAATTTGCAATTGCAAGAGAAGATGAAGAAATGTTAGAATCTAAAACTAAATATGATTCTAAACGTCAAGCCTTTATGTTATATGGTAAAATTATGGATGATAGAGAACAACTTATTGGTGTTCTTAAACTTCTTACTAATAAACCTATTTCAAAAGATTCATCTTTAGAATGGGTACAACATAAAACTGAAGAATTTCTTGATACATACCCTTCATTGTTTGTAAATGCAATTAATGATAAAGCTTTTTATACCAAACTATTACTTAATCAAGCAATTGATTCTGGTGTAGTTAATAAAAATGGTAATAAATATGCTACTTCAGATGGTTTAGATTTATGTAATGC